TCTCTTGAAACTACTGTGACAAGTAGCAGGGAGAATGGTACTACCTTTTATACGCAATCGTTGAACTTGACCTTGACGTTCCTTGATGCTCAGACACAGGACGAATTACAAACCCTTGCAGTTGCTCGCCCATACATTGTGGTTGAGGACTATTATGGAAACAGCTTCCTTTGTGGTTATGAAAACGGAATGGAATGCACAGGCGGTACTGTTGTAACAGGCGCAGCCGCAGGCGATCTTTCTGGATTCACACTTACATTTGAAGGAATGGAAGAAGCTGCTCCATTCTTCTTGGCCGCAGCCGTCACAGGTGATGCTACTCAAATAGACCCAACGGCAACTGCTCCCCCAGCCCCTTGATGAATTTGTGTTTTAGTTAAAAATCAAGCCTCCTTAATCGGGGGCTTTTTTTTTGGACATCCAATTCTACAAATTGCCTTGTTTTGTGCGTTATATAAGAGATGATAATTCTCACCACAACGGCTGCGGCTCAAACCCTTTCGGTCATACCGAGGGAATATGACAACAGTGAGTTTGCAATGTCCATTAGAGATGACCAGACTAATGTTAAAGTGGTATACACTTCTAACACAGGAGTGATCACTGGAAATTATCTACAATTTAGCAAGGCATTCTTTCCTGTATTGGTTGAAGGCCATTTTTTTGATTTACACCTTTATGTTGACTCCGACACTTGGTCAACCAACAACAACTTTTGGAATATGTATGACGTTATTTGGAACTTAGCTGCTGACCACATACAAAACATCTTTCGTGATAAAATATTTTGCACCGACCAAACTATTGACCAGTCGGAGAATGATTATTACAAATTGGATGAGGGCCAATATGTTGAATACGATGGGTATGTAAATAATGAAACGCTTGACGAGGGCGTACCTGAAACTTTTATTGAATATGATGGTTTCAATAATACTTATGACATACCACTATGAAAAAACAAGAGAGAAATAACAAGGGGCAATTCAAAAAGGTTTCAAAAACCTCAGAATTTGGATTTGTAAACTTAAGCACATACACCAGTCCTGAAATCAAAGAAGTTTCTGGTAAAGAGTGGATTGAATATGGTGCTGACAACAACTATTTTCAGTATCTCATTGACCGATACAATGGAAGCCCCACCAACAATGCGGCAATCAACGGCATCAGTCAAGCTATTTACGGAAAAGGGATTAACGCTACAGACGCAAACAGAAAGCCTAACGAGTATGCTCATATGATTTCTTTGTTTAAGAAGGACGTTGTAAGAAAGTTATGCTATGATCTGAAGCTAATGGGTCAGTGTGCGGTTCAGGTTATATATTCCAAAGACAGAAAGTCAATTGCCCAACTTGAGCATTTGCCTATTGAAACATTGCGGGCAGAAAAATGCAATGATGAAGGCGAAGTGCCAGCATACTTTTATTTCAAAGATTGGCCAAATATCAAGCGCAGCGATGTGCCACTAAGAATCCCCGCTTTTGGTCAGTCCAAAGAAAACATTGAGATTCTATATATTAAACCCTACAAGGCTGGCTTCTATTACTACTCCCCTGTTGATTATCAAGGCGGCTTGCAGTATGCGGAATTGGAGGAAGAAGTAAGCAATTATCATCTAAATAACATACTTAACGGCCTGAGTCCCAGTATGTTAATCAACTTCAACAACGGAACGCCAAACCAGCAAGAAAGGCAGTTGATTGAGAATAAGATTGCACAAAAGTTCTCAGGGACAAGCAATGCGGGAAAGTTCATTTTGGCTTTTAATGACAACAAAGAGAGTCAAGCCGAAATCACTCCTGTTCAATTAAGTGATGCACATAACCAATATGAATTTCTTAGTTCGGAATCGTCATCTAAGATTCAGGTTGCTCATCGGATAGTTTCGCCATTCCTGCTGGGCATTCGTTCAGCAACTGGCTTCTCAAGTAATGCCGAAGAAATTAAAAATTCTTCTTTATTGATGGACAATACCGTTATTAGACCTTTTCAGGAACTTTTGATTGATTCCTTTGACCAGATACTTGCTTACAACGATATATCCTTAAACCTATACTTCACGACCTTACAGCCGCTTGAATTTACAGAGGTAGATAGCGACATTCAAGACAAGGAAGATATTGAAGAAGAAACTGGGGTTGAAATGTCTAATCAATCACCTGAATTTCTATCTGATGAAGATGGTGCATCTATATTAGAGAACCTTCAAGGCGAAGTAATGTCAGAGGACTGGATTGTTGTGGATGAACTTGAAGATGAACAAGACATTAGCGATGAGGATTGGGCAACTATTTGCATCGCAGAAAAGAAGTCATTGTTGCAGAAACTGAAGGACGAGATTACATCAAAGCCAAATGGCTTTAGCTATTTAGACAGCAAGAATTACAAGGTGCGTTACAAATATGCAGTTGGATCAAGAAAGCCGTTGAAAGATGGTAATGAACCACGCACTTTCTGTAAAAATATGATGAATCTTTCCGCAGGGGGTACGGTCTACAGATTGGAAGGTATTGATGCAGCAAGCAGGGCAGGAGTCAATAGTCAATTAGGACACGAAGGCCAAGCCTATGACTTGTTCAAGTTTAAGGGTGGGGTCTATTGCCGCCACAAATGGGTCAGGGTTTTGTACCGTTTAGAAAGCAACACCGAGCCTTCAAAGAACTTGAAAAACTACAAGCGAACAAGGACTATCCCAGCCTCGTATCTTAAAAACCCAAGAGGAACGGCAGAGTCAAAAATCGCACCTATCAATATGCCCAATCAAGGACATTATCCTGGAGTAAAATAGAAACAATGGCAACAGTATTATTCATCAACCGCACCGATTTAGTCCGCAACTCCATTATGGATGGGAATGTGGACACAGACAAGTTCATTCAGTTCATCAAACTGGCACAAGAAATTCATATCCAAAACTACCTTGGAACACAGATGTACGATGGCCTGACGGCAGCCCTTGTCGCAGGAATTGATTTGCCCGCAAACGCCCGATGGAAAACATTATTGAATGACTACGTTGTCCCGATGCTTATATGGTTCAGTCAAGTAGATTACATTCCTTTTGCAAGCTATCAAATACGCAATGGCGGTATGTACAAGCATCGTTCTGAAAATTCGGAAAGTGTTTCCAAAGAGGAAGTTGACTACCTCGTTGAGAAGGCAAGGACAAATGCCGAATGGTACTCACGAAGGTTCATTGATTATATGTCGTTCAACGAATCCTTGTTCCCCGAATACACATCCAACAGCAACGATGATCTCTATCCTTCATATGATGCAACATTCAACGGATGGGTTCTGTGAAAGGGTATAAGGTTAAGAAGGTCAACATTGAGAAATTGAGAACCTTTATTAGAAAAAATAAGAACAAAAAAATCAAAAAACGCACCAATGGCAACTCTATTTAATACCAAAATATCTGCGACATACCCAGCCCTTCTAAAGACGGTAGACAATCTTGCGTTGACTGCGGCATTGAAGGAGTTGACCGATGGGTCTGGTAATCAGTCTGGTCTTTACTTGAATACGGCTGGTGATTTTAAGGTGACTGCCATACTTGAGTGGGGGTCTTTGAAAGACACGGCCACAGGCGTGGTGATCACTCAGTTCGTTACAGCCGCAGATGGTATTCAGAATTTTGACAATGACACCACAATACCGACCAGTGCTGCGGTGAAATTGTACGTTGACAACAATACAATGCCAGACCTAACAGGAATGGTCACAAGTGTTGGTGCTGTCACAACGGTTGTCACCAACGCAAACTTGACAGGAGAGGTGACTTCTGTGGGTAATGCCACTACGGTATTAAATTCAGCCGTCATTGGAAAGGTACTGACTGGCTTCTCAAGTGCAGCAGGAGTTGTTGCAGCTACCGATAGTATTCTTGAGGCAGTTGAAAAGATTGACGGCAATGAAGCGGCTAATCTTGCTTTGATTAACACCAACACCACCAACATTACGGCCAACGCTACGGCCATCACTAATGAGGTTGCCAACAGGACATCGGCAGATACAACGCTTCAGGGGAACATTGATGCAGAGGCCACTACAAGGGCTGCTGCTGACACTACGCTTCAAGCTAACATAAATGCTGAAGCAGCCACAAGGTTGGCAGATGACAACACGCTTCAGGGTAACATTGACACCAACACGGCCAGTATCTCGTCTAACGACACTGACATTGCTACCAACACCAGCAGCATCAGTACCATAAATTCAACGGCTGAGTTCTTGGTTAACAAGGGTGTGGCTAACGGCTACGTCCCATTGGATTCTGGAGGCAAGATTTTGGAAACATACTTGCCAGCTTCAATCATTGGGCAATTAAGCTACCAAGGCACTTGGAACGCTAACACAAACACTCCAACACTTCCAACCGCTACCACGGTACAGGGTGATTATTACATTGTTGACGTTGCAGGCACTTACAATAGCATTGATTTCAATGTTGGTGACTGGGTGATTTCAAATGGTGTTGAGTGGCAAAAGGTTGACAACACGGATGCCGTCACCACTGTTTTTGGAAGATTAGGAAATGTGGTTGCTGTGGAAGCAGATTACAGTTCTTTCTATCCAACACTCACAGGATTGGATGCTTTAATAACAGCGAACTCATCTGTCACCGCTAACACGGCCAAAGTTGGGATCACCACAGGCCAAGCTAATGCGATTAGCGCAAACACTTTGAAGGTTGGTTACACTGAGGCTTTAGTTTCAGCAAACGCATCCGTTGTTGCAAACACGGCAAAGGTAGGCATCACTACAGGTCAAGCCTCTGAGATAACTGCCAACACCGCAAAAACTGGAATCACATCGGCACAAGCCAGCGAGATTACAGCAAACACCGCAAAGGTGGGAATCACCACAGGCCAAGCTAATGCTATTGTTGTCAATACAAGCAAGGTTGGAATCACCACAACTCAGGCAAGTGACATTACAGCCAACAACGCCAAAGTCAGTAACATTGTTCAAACTTCCGTCACAGGAAATGCGGGAACAGTAACCAATGGGGTGTACACTACTGGCACACAAACTATTGGGGGAGTAAAGACTTTCAGTTCTCAGCCCAAAGCCCCAACCCCTGCAACGTCAAATGATTCCACATCCGTAGCAACCACGGCATATGTTAAGAATCAGGGGTATACTAATAACACTGGCACGACAACCGCAAGCAACACGCAAACCTTCACCAACAAGTCGGGTTCAAACTTGCAATGGACAAATGATGCAGGGTATTTAACGAGCACACCAGGTGGGGATATCACAGGCGTAACCGCAGGGGACGGCTTGTCGGGAGGCGGCACTTCAGGCACGGTAACTTTAACCAACATAGACAAGGGTTCGTCACAAAACATCTTCAAGAACATTGACGTAAGTGGACAAAGCAGCTTGGTAGCTGACAGCAACAATGACACCTTGACTTTTGTGGGTGCTGGTGGTATGACAATCACCACGAATGCTGCAACTGACACCATTACATTTAACCCTAATGATGACAATACCAACAACTATGTGGACGGTGGCACTTATTCATCAGGCACACTAACATTAAGCAGAAGCGGTTTAAGTGATGTTGCAGTAACTGGATTCCCGACAAACAATAGTCAGCTAACAAACGGTGCTGGCTATGTTACCACAAGCGGCAATACCATCATAGGTACGGACTCCAACATTGTCACATCAGGGGCAACTGTTATAGATGACATCTTTATGACTGATGGTGTTATCACTTCACACACGGTGAGAACATTGACGTTGGCAGAACTCGGCTATACAGGGGCAACAAACGCAAACTACATTACTAACAACAACCAGCTTACCAATGGCGAGGGGTATGTAACAAGTTCGGGTGTGACAGCGATTGGGGTCACTTCACCTGTAACATCAAGCGGTGGTACGACTCCAACTATTGGGGTAACTACATCAGCAGTTAACGCAAGTTCAAGTGACCTTGCAACTGGAGCGCAGATTCAAACGGCCATTAACACGGCAACCACAGGAGTGTTGACTTACAAGGGTACTTGGAATGCTAACACTAACACACCAACTCTGACATCTGGTTCAGGAACTGCTGGCGAATACTACATTGTAAGTGTTGCGGGGTCAACAAACCTTGATGGCATAACTGATTGGGCATTGGGTGACTGGGCTGTATTCTCTGACCTTGCAACCGATGCTTGGCAGAAGATTGACAACTCACAGGTTGGCAGTGTTACAGGAACAGGAGTCAACAACCGTTTAGCGATTTGGGATGGTACAAGTGCAATTGATTCTGACTCTGGCATATATACAAGCGGCAGCGTTATCTATTCAGATGGCGGTAACGCTACTGAATGGAACTCACACACTTCCAACACAGGAACAATCACTGAGGTAACGGTAGGGACTGGACTAAGTGGAGGCGGTACTTCGGGTAGCATCAACTTGGTTAACACTGCTCCCAACATCGTCCAGACAAGTGTGACAGGCAACGCTGGCACGGTTACAAACGGAGTTTACACCAACACCGTTCAAAGTTTGATCACTAACAATACTGCGGTCTTAGCCAATACCGCTAAAGTTAGCAACATCGTTCAGACAAGTGTAACTGGAAACGCTGGAAGTGTCACAAACGGAGTGTACACGACAACGGTTCAATCACTTATTACAAACAACTCTGCCGTCTTAGCCAATACAGCAAAGGTTAGTAATATCGTTCAGACGAGCGTAAGCGGCAACGCAGGCACGGTGACTAATGGGGTTTATACTACTGGGACACAGACTATCGGAGGGGCTAAAACATTCAGCACAACACCAGTTGTGGGAACTTTGGCAACCGCTAATGATTCAACATCTGCTGCCTCAACGGCTTGGGTAAAGAATCAAGGCTACTTAACAAGCACTCCAGGTGGAGATATTACTGGGGTCACTGCTGGCACTGGTCTTACTGGTGGAGGTACTTCGGGAACTGTCACTTTAGACATTGATAGCACTGTTGCAACTTTAAGCGGCACTCAAACCTTTACTAACAAGTCTGGTGACATATCGCAATGGACGAATGATGCTGGTTACTTAACAAGCGCAGGGGACATTACTGGTGTACTTGCAGGAACTAATTTGACTGGTGGCGGTACAACTGGAACGGTGACGTTGAATATGGCCGCAGGAGGCGTTGGCGCAGGAACGTATGGCTCTACTTCAAACGGCACTAAAGTGGACGAAATTACCGTTGATGCATACGGTAGGGTCACTTCAATTACCACAGGCGCAACTGGTTCTTCAGATTTAGCAATTGGCACTACTGCTTCAACGGCAATGGCTGGTAACACAACAACCATCTCGTCTGCTCAAGCGAGTGCGATAACTGCGAACACGGACAAGGTAGGCATCACAAGTGGTCAGGCAAGTGCTATCACAGCAAATACAGCTAAGACTGGCATCACTTCAGGCCAAGCAAGTGCAATCACGGCCAACACGGCAAAGGTGGGTATTACATCAGGTCAAGCATCTGCCATAACTGCGAACACTGCGAAGACAGGAATTACATCGGGTCAGGCATCAGCGATCACGGCCAATACTGCCAAGACAGGGATTACATCTTCTCAGGCGAGCGCAATCACTGCTAACACCTCCAAGGTTGGTATCACTTCAAGTCAGGCATCAGCGATAACAGCTAACACTGCGAAGGTTTCCAATATCGTTCAGACCACTATCACTGGCAATGCGGGGTCTGCCACAACACTTGAAACCGCACGAACAATTGCTGGAGTTTCATTTGATGGGTCAGCCAACATATCACTCAACAATACTAACATCACCAATGGTGCGGGATATACAACGAACACTGGCACAACCACACCAAGCAACACGCAGACCTTTACCAATAAGAGTGGCAATATCTCGCAATGGACTAACGATGCGGGCTATTTAACAAGTGCTGGCGATATCACTAATGTTAATGCTGGCGCAGGATTAAGTGGTGGGGGTGGTTCAGGCTCTGTAACCCTTGCTTTGGACTTAGGGGAGTTGGCGGTAGGCGGCACATTGGTGGCAACTGATTACCTTATTTCGGAGAATGGCGGAGTTGATAGCAGACAGCTAATTTCGTCCATTCCTCTTAGCATCTTCAGTAACAACAGTGGCTGGACATCAAACACAGGTACAACCACCGCATCCAACACGCAGACGTTTACCAATAAGTCAGGCAACATCAGCCAATGGACGAATAACTCAGGGTTCACGACAAATACTGGTACAACAACTGCAAGCAACAGCCAGACTTTTACTAATAAAGGTGGAAACATTAGCCAATGGACTAATGACTCAGGATATGTGACATCATCAGGCGGTTCAATGTCATCTTGGATTCTCAAGGAAGGCAATGGAACTGAAACGGCAACAGTCACCAATGGAGAAACTGTAACATTTGCACAAGGCACAGGTATCCAATCGGAGTTGACATCAACTTCAGGCGGAGGTACTTTAACCATCACCAACACTGCTCCCAATATCGTACAGACAAGTGTTACTGGGAATGCTGGCACTGTGACAAATGGCGTTTACACAAACACAGTCCAATCTCTCATCACCAACAACTCTGCGGTATTGGCTAACACGGCCAAGACAAGCAACATTGTGCAAACAACAATTAGCGGAAATGCTGGTAGCGCAACTAAATTACTGACAGCGAGAACAATTGCAGGGGTCAGCTTTAATGGTACTGCTAACATATCCCTAAACAACAACGCTATTACAAATGGTGCTGGTTACATCACCTCCTATGTTGATACCACATACGAGGCAGGCACAGGGCTTACATTGGTGGGCACGGAGTTCAGAAACACCATTATCAACAACAATCAGTTGACTAATGGTGCTGGTTACACCTCAAATACAGGCACGGTTACTTCTGTTGCACAAACTCACGGTGGCAATGCATTTACAGTAGGCGGTTCTCCTGTTACAAGTTCAGGCATTCTTGCTGTTACAATGGCAGGAACTTCCTCGCAATATGTGGATGGTGCTGGTAACCTTGCAACATTCCCATCAATCCCCCAAGGTGATATCACTGGAGTGACTGCTGGCACTAACCTAACTGGTGGGGGCACTTCAGGCAGCGTAACGTTGAATATGGCAACTGGTGGTGCGGGTGCTGCAACTTACGGAAACACAGGTAACGCCACTAAGATTGACACTATCACTCTTGATGCTTACGGTAGAGTAACTGCGGTTGCTACTGGTGCGACTGGTATGGTGAACGAAGTCAACTCTGGCAACACAAGCACACTTTCTTCATCAGGTACTACAATAAAAACATTAACGCCAGTAACAGCAGCAGTCAGTTCTGGCTCATCTGCTTTAGCTACAGGGGCGCAGATTCAAACTGCAATTGATAGCGCAACCACAGGTGTGTTGACATATCAAGGCACTTGGAATGCAAGTACCAACTCACCTACATTAACCTCTGGGTCAGGAACTGCTGGATATTATTACATCGTTTCAGTTGCTGGTTCAACCAATCTTGATGGAGAAACGGATTGGGCGGTTGGTGACTGGGCAGTCTTTTCAGACTTAGCGACAGATGCGTGGCAGAAAATAGACAACACCCAAGTCGGTAACGTCACTGGTAGTGGTTCGGACGGAAGGGTTGCTTTTTGGAATGGTACATCTAATGTCACAAGTGATACTGGCTTAACATTTAACGGTAGCTCAAATGCTTTAACGGTTGGTGGCGCAGTAGCTTGGAGTGGAGGTGGTTCAGGCGAATCCAATTCTGCGTATGATAATATGATCACTGGATTTAGCGATTCTGGAACATCAACCAAAACACTTACTCTCACACAGCAAGATGGTGGCACTTTAACTACATCATTTAGTATTCCTCAAGGCGATATTACTGGCATCACCGCAGGCACAGGTATTTCAGGAGGCGGTACATCAGGAACGGTAACTATCACAAACAGCGCACCGAACATTGTCCAAACAACGGTAAGCGGTAACGCAGGGACAGTAACAAATGGGGTCTACACAACAGGTACACAAACCATAACTGGCACAAAAACAATTAACACTCTGATTATTGGCACATCTGCTAAGATTCAATTTCAGAATAACGATTTTATCAGATATGATGATGCCGCCAACCGTTGGCATTTTGACGTTGACGGTGGGTCAAGTAACGGCTCTTTGCAAGCTGGTACATTTGTCGGGGCTTTAACTGGTAACGCAGGAAGCGCAACTGTGCTTCAGACTGCAAGAACGATTGCTGGAGTTTCATTCAATGGGTCAGCTAATATCTCGCTAAACAACAACGCCATCACAAATGGCGCAGGCTATACCACCAGTGTGGGTGACATAACTAATGTCACGGCAGGAAGTGGTATGACAGGTGGAGGAACGAGTGGCTCTGTAACATTAAATGTGATTGGCGGTGATGGAATTACTGCTAATGCAGATAATATCGTTGTTGACTCAACAGTAGTAAGAACAACAGGAACTCAATCAATAGCGGGTACTAAAACATTTAGTGGTGTAGGAGTATTTACAAATTCAGGTGGTATACAAACAACAAGAATTGATACTCAAAATGGTCAACAACTTGTACTTAATGCAGGTGAGTCATCTTCTGTAGCAACAGGTCAAACAGATGAACTTGTTTATCTAAATGCTGAATCAGGACTGCAAATTAACTCGTCACCAGATAATTGGAGTAGTGGATGGGCAGGAAGAAAAACAACAACAATAAATGATTCAAGTGGTAATTCAACTTTTGCTAATGATATAACAGTATCAGGTGGTGATATTCTTCTTGGAGGAACTGGTAGAATACAAGGCATTGACACGGTATCATCTGGCACAGATGCTGCCAACAAGGATTATGTTGATACTGCGGTTGCTGGAGTTCCAGTTGGTGACATCACAGGGGTTACGGCAGGAAGTGGTCTTTCAGGTGGGGGAACAAGTGGCACGGTTACATTAGTAAACACATCCCCGAACATTGTCCAGACTACTGTGACAGGAAACGCAGGGACAGCCACAGCACTTCAGACTGCGAGAACGATTGCGGGTGTATCATTTGACGGTACATCTAACATCTCGCTGAACAACAATGCCATCAGCAACGGTGCTGGTTACACTTCAAACACAGGCACAACGACAGCATCTAATAGTCAGACGTTCACCAACAAAGGTGGCAACATTTCACAGTGGACAAACAACTCAGGTTACACTACTAATGTGGGTGACATCACTGCTGTAACTGCTGGGTCAGGATTAACTGGTGGGGGTTCTTCGGGTGGCGTAACTGTAAATGTAGACTATGCAGGCACAGGCAACCTTGTGGATGCCGCAGGAGCAGGCACTACGATAGGTACAGCAGACAAGATTCTGTATGAAGACGCATCCGATTCAACGGTCAAAGAGATTGCAATATCAAGTCTTGTAGCATTAACACCCCAAGGGGACATCACTGGCATTACTGTAGGAACTGGTCTATCAGGCGGAGGCACGAGTGGAACTGTTAATTTGGTCAACACCGCACCTAACATTGTTCAGACCACAGTTTCAGGTAATGCTGGCAGTGCAACGGTATTGCAAACAGCAAGGACTATCGCTGGTGTAAGTTTCAATGGCTCGGCCAACATCTCGCTAAACAATAGCAACATCACTAACGGTGCAGGATATACAACAGCCACTGGTACTATGTCATCTTGGACTATCAAAGAGGGCAACGGTACTGAGTCAACGTCTGTCACTAATGGTGAAACATTAACGCTTGCACAGGGTAATGGCATCACATCAGAGATGACATCTACCTCAAGCGGTGGTACAATAACCATTACGAACACCAAACCGAACATTGTTCAGACAACAGTAACCGGAAATGCGGGTACGGCTACAACGCTACAAACTGCGAGAACAATTGCTGGAGTATCGTTCAATGGATCAGCTAACATATCGCTGAACAATAACGCTATTACTAATGGCGCAGGGTACATCACTTCTGCATCATTACCAACGGTGAACAATTCCACAGTTACAGTAAGCACAGGTACAGGACTTGATGGAGGAACATCGTTTACGCTGAATCAATCTTCTGCAAAAACAATATCACTATCCTTAGACCTAAACGAATTAGGCGTATCAGGTACGTTGGTTGGAACTGACAACCTTGTTGTTGTGGACGGTACGTCAAGTCGGAAGACCCAAATATCCACTATCCCCCTCAGTATATTTAACAACAATTCGGGATGGACTTCTAATACAGGAACGACAACTGCTTCTAACTCGCAGACGTTTACGAACAAGGGCGGTAACATATCACAGTGGACAAATAACTCTGGCTACACAACTAACACAGGCGATATTACAGCCGTTAATGTTGGCACTGGCTTGTCGGGAGGTGGCACTTCGGGGTCAGTCACGATAGTAAATACTGCGCCTAACATTGTCCAAACAACGGTTACTGGTTCATCGGGTTCGTGTACAGGTAACGCTGCAACGGTAACGAACGGAGCATACACCAATGTCGCTAACAATTTCACCACCACTCAAAAGATAACAGAGAGTGAGCCTAAGTTGCAATTGAAATCTTCAAGCAGCCCATCGTTGCAGGCGGGGATTATGACTCAAGTTGGCGGTCAGTTGCTGGGCTTTGGTACTAACTACAGCCAAATCGGCAGCCGAGATAATTCAAAAGTGGGTGGCTTCTTTAGAATTGACACAAGGACTGGTTACGAATCTCAGTTCTTTACAGTTCAAAGGATTCCAGCTTCGGGTTCGGAGGCTATTATTTTCAAACTTAGTTCTGGTGGTGATGTCATTGCTAATGGCAACATCACTGCATACTCTGATGAAAGGCTAAAGTCCGACATCAAGACCATTGACAATGCGATGGATAAGGTGAACGCACTTAGGGGCGTAACCTTTACCAAAGATGGAGAGCGTGGTTTGGGAGTTGTCGCACAGGAAGTTGAGAAGGTATTGCCCGAAGTGGTTATTGATGGGGACTACAAGTCAGTTGCTTATGGCAATATGGTGGGGGTCTTGATTGAAGCTATGAAAGAGCAGAACGCAAAGATTGAAAGATTGGAAGGGCTTGTTGAGTTAATGTTGAAAGACAAATAGTATGGCAGTTCCATCATCGGGTACTTTGACAATGCTGGGCATCGCACAGGAAAGAAAGTATGGCACATATGGGTCAGGCACAATTACCTACGCAATACTAATGACCGACTTGATAAATGGTGGGGGCAGCAATAGTTTCCCAGCATTGAATACCCTCAGTCCTTCTAAGCCAAACACATCCACACCTCACGCAATGAATGAGTGGTATGGCTATGACCAAGATTACGAACAGTGGCGTTCTTTTGATATGTTTACAGGCGAAAGTTGGGAAGATGCGGGAGAGGCTTGCAACAGTCAGGAGGGTGACAATACGACTCTTTACTATGATGACGGTGCAACTGGCACTGGCGTGGCTTGCCCCCCTACTGGTGTGACTATATATGAGGACAGTGATTTGACAACCGCTTTTGATGGCCAAAATATGTGGTGGCATTCCACTTCTTGCGGAAGGACATATCATA